GGCGCACGGCTGATGCGGTAGATGACGATTGCATCTTCCAACATGCGGAGTTGGTTCAGCGGCTTGATTGCCTTGTGCAGGAAGCCTACCGTTCTCTTGTAGCGGCTGTCCATCAGACCTGATGAGCAGAAGGCGATTGCATCCTCGCTGATCTTGATGCCCGATGGGTTGCCGCCTGCACGGGGATTGTCCTTGTTGTACAGATAGAAGTCACGATATCCCGTGATGACCTTGGTGCCATTCTTCAGAGTTTCCTTGGTGTACTCACGGATCTTCTGAATGTTCATTGGATCAACATAACGAAGTTCAAGAATTCCTTTTTGGGGATTTTCTTCGTCAATGATCAGATGGAAAAATACCTTTCCATCGACATACCAACGGCGGAAGATTTCCGATCCCTTGGTCTCAAACTGCATAACACGGAGAAGATTTCTGAATTCTTCGTGAATTCGTTCCTTTACATTGTCGCTTGCCTTGAGGCGATCAAGTACGATCTTGACCGGAGATTTCTTTTCTCCCATGACAATACCCTCGTTGATGATGTCATCGATTGCGACTTCAACGATTGGGTCTTGCGCCATTTCACGATACTTCATGGTGAGTTCGAAATCATTCCGAACGGTTCCATCAAGATCGACATATTGACCATAAAAGCCACCAGCCTCAACAGGAATAGCCCCGTCATCGAATGTCGGAACGACAAACGACTTCAGGGACTTTGCTTGCTGCTTTTCCTGCTTAGACCGCTCTAAACGAAATCCGAAGAGTTCCATTATGTAGATACCTCATGACCTTTCAAGATTAGGTGGTTACCCCTTCGACTTCGAAGTATTGATATGCAATCGTTACATCGAAAGTTGAAGGTTCAGACTGTGCGCCCATGTCCATTGTTGTTTCTGCAATTGTGGTGGGCCAGCAACCAACCATCTTGTAACGGGCGATTGGGTTGCCTTCACGGGTGAGCGGGGTAATCGTCCAGTCGGTCATGAAGTTGCTCATGGCGTTCGCACCGACATTGGTACGATTCGTGTTCATGAGGTTCATCCATGCCTCAAACGACTTACGCAGTCCATAGGTACCATCGTTGTAGCAGGAGATCGACCAATCAGCGAATGTGCGGTCTCCTGGATACTTGAATGGACGGCCCATGTAAAAGGCATTGTTGACATTGATCGTGGATGACGGAATCTTCGAAGCCTTGCAAAGGAACGAAACTTGTGCTGATGGGCTTTGACCGCCGACAGCCGCAGCAAGGGAGTTGATTGCTCCCGATACTGCGCCGCCGAACAATGCACCGGCTACTGCCGCTGCACCATTAACGGAGGCTGTGGTGTTGCCGGGGAAGTTGCCTTGCACAAGGAACAGGTTGTTTCTTGCAAGACCATTAATTAGGTTGGCACGGAATGCATCGATGCTGAACTGTGACATTTAGGACTCCTTATGGGTATTTAGTGTGGTTTCCTGCATCACGAATCAGGCACCGACCTCGCTGAAGTTCACGCCTGTGCGTGTAGCAACGAAGTTCAACTGAATGAAGTTGATGCTGCGATTCGGCTTGATGTAGATATCTGCAACAAACCGATTGCTATCAATAACTTCGGGCGTGTTGTTCTTCTCGTCACACACAACCTTAAAGTCGATCAAACCTCTACGAGCCTGAACATCACGGAGGAAGGGTTCGACAAGCGAACGGAACTGCGACCGTGTGAAGGCATCGTTGAATTCGAACAGGCTGTACTTGGCTGCTGTGGCGATTGCCTTCTCAAGCACGATGAACAGACGGCGCACATTGATGCGGTCGAATGCTGATGGCTTGGCTTGGGCAGTCTTGTCGCCGTAAAGAACCGTTCCCTCTCCCGTGAATGTTGCAACGGGATTGATGTTGTTCTTGTACAGGGTGTCACGAGCCGCCTGACGGGGTTGGAACGCCAACTTGATCACGCCACGAACCTGACCACGGTTCAAGCCTGCGGGGCTGTACCAAGGATCAAAGTTCAAGTCTGTACGAGCGCACAGACCGGCAATGTCGCCGTTCAGAGGCACCCAACGGTTCTTATCGTTGTAGATGTCATACTGATACTTGTATCCGCTGTCGATGAAGACATAGGACGAAGAACCGATTGCGTTGCGATACTCAACGGCACGATTCAACTTGACCTGATCGGTCTCATTTGGATCCTTGTTTGGGCAAGACAAGAATGCTACGCAGTCCTTGCGGCGGTCTGCGATGTCCTTGATGTGCGTTCCAACGAGTTTAGGACCATCGGTTCCGGCTTCGTAACTGCCATCCCAACAGAACTCTGGACCGCCGATGAGGAGGTTTACATCAACAGTCTCCGCATCATCGAACAGGTAGTATCCTGCTGCGGTGACTGCCGAGCCGTTTCCGACTGCAACATCGACATAACTCGGCTTTGCACCACCACTCAAGCCCGAATTTCCTGCCCTCAACTGCCAAACGCCAACACCGAAAGATGTGGTGTTTCCTGTGATAGATGCAGATGCGGTAAGAGATGCTGATGGATCGTACCATTGCTCAGATGCGCTGCCACCCCAAATTCCTGTGCCGCCCACAAACAGGTCAGCAAAAGATGTGAGATTGTTCTTTTCCACAGCAGCGATGTACTTCGATGTTCTGTTGATGACATCGATGTAGTACTTGCTTGTGCCATCGGGACCGACAACTCCTGGGAATACGGAAACGCCTTCAAACTTCTCAAGAACATTTCCTTTGACTCCCGAGAACTGACCGTTTCTGTCAATAACGACAATGTGGAATTCATCAGCAGAACCACCACGCTCGGTTACATAAGTCGATGTATTCGGCTTTTGATCGAATTGGGTGGAATAACTCCAGTCCTCCCAATCGCCGCCGTAAGTTGTGAGACCATCTTCTGCTCCGCTTACCGCTTTTGAGCCGCAAATTTGAACTTCCAAGGTGTTTCCAAGTGCGCCCGGATACTTCGCAACAAACGAACCAATGTCGTTGACCTCAAGGAACTCGTAGTTGTCGCCCTTGATGTAACCAGATGATTGTGTCGTACCGGTAAAGCCCTTTCCGTTAGCGTTTACCATACCATCAAGTTCGCCACGAACAACCTGAAGGTTATTGCCGTAGCCAAGGAAGTTGGCAGCGCAGAACCACCACTCGGCATTGATGTCATCGGGTGTACCGAAAAGTTGAACTAGGTTGTTCTCGCTGTCTACGAGAATGCGCTGATTGACTGGACCCCAATTAAAGAGTCCCACGAATCCTGCATTTGTGGTGGCAACAGCAGGGACGATTGTTGTCAAGTCCTTCTCTGTTACATTCACGCCGGGGGAAAGTTGGAATGCCATCTCGGTCTCCTTGGATTAATTTGATAGACGGGGGTATTTATTCGTTTGCCCATTTCACCCATTCTCAAAGAATCTCATTGGCATCTTCCAGCCATGATCGATCACGCCTAGATTGTTTAGGTTTTTCCGTAGATTCGTTTGCCAGAAGACGGGCAACTTCCGACAAATCATCCTCACCGCTATCCATAAAACCAAATGGGGTGAGGTCTTCTTCCAGTTTTTTGAGTTTTTCCTCAAACAAACGCTTTCGAATGTCTAGGTTCACCAAGTCCTTGAAATAGTCCTGTGTGGTCAACCAACCGAACATGACCAAGCAAGCCATCAAGTCATCGTGGTATCCCTCTGTAGCCTCGTATGAGCCGCCCTTGGCGATGTAGGTGCTGATCTCGGAAATGATGTCAAAATCATTTACTATCAATTTGTCACTCTCAATCATTTCTTTTATGACGGAGCATCCCGCCTTCTTGACTTGGCTGCTCATCTTGATGCCGCTGTATACCCTACCACCACCAAATCCCTCACCGATCTTCTGCCCCTTCTTACCCTTGATTGTAATGGTGATCACATTCTCGTATTCAAGTTCGTCTTTGAGGATATCCGCAACTTGCTGACCTGTATCGTTAATTTCCACAAGAATGTACGCTTCATTGTATTTGTCAGCAACGCTCTTGATCAAGTTGGGGAAAATTGGAATCGGTATCGTATTGTTTCGATATCGTGCCACAACCTTGTATGGCATTGCTGTGGCATCCACGACAACCATGGCATTGTAATCTTGTCCGATGGCTCGGCTTGAGTCCACCAAGGCAGCGTAGATATGACCCTTCATCGGGTGTTCGTATATCGACAAACCGTCTTCGGTTTCAAGGATGGGAGTCTGAAATGCCAAGGATGCGATCTTTGATGCCTTGATCAAGGTCTCTTGCGATCCTAGGAATTCACATTCATATTCGGACAGCCATTGACGCTCCGAAGTGTTTCGAATTGTTGTTTCCTTGAATTTATCATTTCTTCCCGGCACTTGCCACCAATGGGCTTCAACCGGAACGAACTCTGATTTGCCGTTCTTGGCATTCTGCCACATCTTATAGAACAGATTAAGTCCGTTTGGTGTGGAAACAATAACAGTCTTTGATGTCTTGCCTGAAGTGATCGTGGGATTTACGGATGTGAAGAAATCTTCTGCAATCTGTTCAGGAACGAACGCAAACTCGTCAAGCATCAAGAAGTTGTAGGATGAACCACGGACTGCGCTTGATGATGTAGATGAGCAAATGACTTTCGATCCGTTTTCAAGAGTGATGCTTGTCTTGTTCCATTCCACGATACCCTGCTGCAACCACTTGGGAAGATTCTCATATGCGACCTTGAAACGATCCATGATGTCCGTTGCAGTCTTCAGTTTGTTGGCAAGAATTGCTGCCTTGTAACTTGGATTGAACAATACAAGGTGCAGAATGCAGGCAATCAGGGTCGCTGTCTTGCCGCTCTGTCGGGGAATCTTGCATATCGTAAATCGGTTGTCGAACACCGACCTAGCGATTTCCTTCTGAAAGTCATACATGACAAAAGGCTGCAAGCCTTCGTCAATCGTGACCACTTTGATGTAATTCTCAATGAAATGGATCGGGTCTTCGGAGCATTTGATGTACTCCTCCAACTGTTCTTTCGTGAATTCTTGCTTGACATAAGCACCCTTCAGTAAGGGGTTGCCAAGGTATGTCTCATGATCATTGCTCATCTACGATATCGCCTCTGTCAATAGCCTTGCGCTGTTCCCGAATCATTTTCTGCAAGTCCGCTGTGCTTCCGACATAGATTGAGTTATTGGTGACATTGGTTGTCTTTCCCTTTTCCTCTTTCTTGATGTCCTTCATGCGGCGATGCAAATCCATCAACTTGTTGTTTGCTTCGAGCGATGACTGTATGAGTTGCGCCACAACCTCATATGCACGGGGCTGTTGGCTGTCCTGTGCGAGTTCAATGATTCCTTCGATGGCTTCTTGAGACTTCTCAATGATGCACTTCAAGTTGCGCCGCACATCGGTGTAATCCTTGTCTGCATCATTTGGGCTGTATTCCTTGGAGACAATTGGCTTGTCATCTTGAATGGTCACTATTTCCTGCTTCGTTGGTTCTATGCCCAACGAATTTGCAATATTCATGTCAACGCTGTTCATATTTGCTCCGGTCATTTAATCACCATGCTGTTGGTGGATATTCACGAACTCTCACATATGCATGTGTTGCGCCCGTTGCTCCCGCAGTAAGAGAAGGTGCATAACCCCCGGCTGTCATGCCAGGACCGGAGGTAACTCCAATGTCTGCATATTTCTTGATTGCGTTGGTCTGCTTGCCATAATCATCCGTGTCAAATATGTTGACATCCGTCCGTGTAACAACAGGAACAGATTTGACAGGACCGTAAAGATAAAGTTTGGCAACGAATTGAATCGATGCCATGTTGATTTTTCGTGTTGAGTAATCCCCATAGGAGCCATCATCCCCTTCAGTCATGGTCAACGAGGAGACAACAATTGGGATGTCTACATCCGTGTCCATTCCATCAATTGCCTTGATCGTGAAGACATATTCGGGTGTGAAATACGGCAGGATTTGCTCAATGATCTGAAGACAATCCTCGGTTCCCTTGGTCATGATTCCAAGGTTCATGGTCATGTTGTAAGGGACTCTTTCGAATCTACGCTTTAGTTTTGCGGGATCGGATGGGTCATAGGCAACAGTCTGCTGAATGCTGTTCAACTTTCTGGCAGAGTCATATTGCAAAGAGTTGATCTCAAAAGACATTCTTGGAAGATATGTCTCAAGACGAACTTTCTGCTGATCGAAATCGCTTCCCATTCTTTCCAAGCGGCGAATGAACTTCTGCTGCGGTCCATATGCGATAGGCACACGGATTCTTTCGATTTCCGTGCCGCTCTCATCGTTTCGGTGGAGATGTATGTTGTTGAAGAGTGAGGCAAATCCAACAACTACTTTCCTTATCGTGCCATGGTAGAAGTGTTCAAGCATTTATCATGGGTCTCCGAAAGGATTGCTTTCATCAAAGTTGAAAATGTCATCTGCCTCTGTTTCGATTTCCTCGTTCTTCGCTTCATCAAGAATGCCCATCTGATCATCCTTGTTCACAATCGGGGCATAAAGGTTCACTCCTGCCTTGGAGATGTAGGCGGTTCCTCCCGCTGCCGTTTCTTCGATCCAAGTACCAACAACATTGGATAGAGATATTGAGTTCGGAGTGCTGTAAGCGTCATATGCGTGGACCACCGCCCTTGCAGATGCCCCCGCAGTTGACCCTGTAACCGCTCCATTCGAGTATTGATAAACGCTGTCGCCTTTTGCAAAAGATCCTGTTCCATAGGTGGCTCCTATAGTGAGATTTACTTTGAAACCAGTTTCATCGTTAACTGCATCAAGTTCCTCCACACCCGTATTGAACTCCTCTTCGGAGTACTGGAACAATTCGCATGTCAATTGATACGAGTAAAGTTTGCCCAACGCATAGAATGGATTCTCATGCTCAACGAACTTCACTTCAAACAGACCTTTGCTCAACGGCAGATACAGCAAGTCTCCCTCCAAGGGTCTTGCCATCCCCGTTTCTCTTTTGAAACGCTTCTTGGATACTGTGAATTTAACGCTGTCCCGTATCTCAAACCCAAACTTCGTGAAAGTGTCACCGCCCTCAAAAGCGGTGGTGGTGTCCATGTACATTTCGATCATCTTAAAAGTATCGAATCTTGAATACTTTGATTCACCGAACAAGTCGTCTTTCTGAACAAGATTGCGAGGAATGTAGTAAATCTCGTGCCCATACATCTTGATCGCTTCAACGGTCAAATCCTCCATGAGATTTTGCTCAGGGAGGTATGTCTTGTTGTTGATGCGGATGTACGGGTTTAGTGCCATTTTGTTCAATTAGCCCATGATGAAGTCCACGGGCAACTCGCCTTTAAGAATGATTTCCTTCTCAATATCTTCTTTCTGCTGCCAAGAGTCCTTCATCATCGACTGCCCGTCAAGCGTGATGTCTCCGGGCAACTTGATTCCGTTGTACTTGGACAAGTTGACTCCCCATTGCCATCGAATCAATGCGATGAGATACTTCTTGAGAAGTCGATCATTGTATACTTCGGGATAGACTCTCGGATCAAGGATGCGGTATGCTTCGATGATCAGGTACTGCCCCGCAGACAATTGACGCTTGTCCGAATCCAAGTACAATTTGTTTGCCACTCGGTTGAATCTGATGCTCTTGTCGGGAGACAGGAATTGACGAAGCAATTGCAAATATTGCTGCGTCATGTCATACTGCACCAAGTCAATCGTTCCGAATGTGTACAAGTCATTCAATGCATACTGGTAGCGTACATCGAACATTCCCACCGTTTGCTGCGTGAATGGGAAGATGCGTGTTACGCTGACAATCAGGTTCTGAAGAAGAACATTCTCGGGGCATTCGGGGTCTTGGCTTGTCTGAATCGCCTCCGAATCCTCAAACCCCGAACCATCCGCAGTTTCTGACTGCACATTGTCTGCCGTAAAAGAAATGTATCCGTTGTCGATGTCGGTTTGCGACATCTTGTACTTCAGATAGACCTTTTCTACTCCGTCAAAGTGGTACTCGGAGAAAAACTGGAGAGCGTCATTCAGACGGTCTTCGATCTGCTCCTCGGAAATGTTGATTTCAAGTACGGGGTGACCGTTTGCCCGTAGAGCGTACTCTTTTAATTCGCTTCGGCTTGATATCATCCCGCTGCTGCAACTCGACATTTATTGGTTCCTCCACGGGATATTTAGCCTTTACATCGGGTTCAGAATCGTTATTTGCATTTTGGACAGCATTCTTTACGGCTTCTTCTACCTCTTTGTTCACAGCAGCCTCTTCATCGGCTGCTGCTTTGAGAAGAGATGCAAATTCATCGACTCGTTCCATGTATCGATCACCATCAGCCCAAGAACCAGGAATAGTCCAAGAATTGTCCTTGGTTCTGTAATTCCTCTTCACTCCATCGTAAAACATGACTATCAACCCATTTGGAGACTTGTACCCGGGTTCAAGTCTCTTGAACTGCGCCAAGGGAATCTTGAAACCATTCAGAAAGATGCTGTCGCCTTCGTGCTTGAACATGAATTACCTATTATGCTTCATACGGAATATCGATGAAGTTCTTTGGTTCCGTAGTTTCATTTCTATCCGACAGTAGTTTGAATCCTGCCTCCGAAATGTTCGGGTCTGCTGAAGTCTTGGTGATAAACGCTTTACTGTTTACTGCTCCGATGTCTCCGATGCCGCTAAATTTGCTGACTGTTCGCTTAGTCACCGGATCGACCGCAGTTGTTGTGCGAGTAGGATCCATGTCAGGAGTCATGATTGTTGCATTTACTCCCTGTATTGCAAAGTTGTTGTTCGCATTCACGACTTCTGTGGTTCCTGCCTTATAACCAGAACCGGCATCAATTCGTGTGAAGTTTTTGACCTTCAACGCTGCATTTTCTGCATAGATTCCGCCAATACCAAGGATGCGTGTGCTTCCCACATCTGCCTTGCTATTGACAACGCAGACCGTACCACGGTTTCCCTTGATATGTGTTTGCCCGATTTCGTTCAAATCGTGGGTGATCTTCAAAGAACCCGCACCATCGGCAATCACGGGAATGGAGCATCTTGAAATGATGTTTCCTTCGATTGTCGCATTTGCGTTCGTATCTGCTGCCACTCCGTAGAAGGACTGACTGATCGTGCAATGTCCTAGGGTGATCGTCCCACCGTTGTATGCGTGGGCTGCAACCGGATAGTTCAAGAACATGCATCCTCTTGCACGAATCGTTCCACCATCGGTTTGCAATGCGGTTGCGTTGCTGTACTTGCCGCCCGGAATGTAGAAATTCATGCTTGAATCGTTCAATGTCAAAGTTGGAGCATCATTGATGAACGCAATTCCGTCACCGATCAGTCCTCTTGGTTCCCAATCACCAACATATGTCTTGGTGTTCTGTGTGGTGAACAACGCACCGCCCTGTCCTGTTGTGTGGACAGTTACACGATAGATGTCAAGAGTGGAAAGGTATCCGGTGAATGTTTTGTTCAGATACGGAGTTAGACTGATTCCTGCTTCATTCAAGAAATCGACCGTGATGTATCTTCCATCACCGGTTGTCGAAGTAACCTCATAAGCCCCGACAAGTTGATTGAAGAATCCGGAAGTTCCACCCGTTGCAGCCTCTTGCTGCGTTCCGCCGGACAATCCATAGGTTCCTGTGCTTCCACCAACAATCGTGAAGGCAGGAAGTACATTTACAGCACATCCCTGAACCACTATGTTTGCCTGACCTGTACCCATGTCAAACCGAATTGAACCGCCCGTAGTACTGGTTGCTCCTGTAAGCGTGAATTTCGGAAGAATGTCAATTGACTTTACTGTTTGAGTTACTACGCTGTTTTCCTGTGCGACAATGAACAACTCACGGTTTGAGTAGTTAAACCACGGTCTATCAATTGTATACACACCATGCTGCAAGACATATGTCACGGGGGTGAATTGTCCTGCCACAGCATTTTCCAACACGGACAGGCTGGTGACGGAACTGCGATCAATGTCTACATTTGGATTTGTGGGCTTTGTTCGTACTGCTGCGTGTGCAACCGATTCGGTATTTGCCACATTCGAAGGATCTCTTCCATAGAAAGCGGGTTTGCTGTCGGATGCAAACGAATCAAGGCGCAATGAATTGAACGCATATGTGGCATCCGTTGGATACAGCGGGTCTGTGGAGAACTCAAGAACGCCAGGTCCGAAGACTGCGTTTTCATTCCCCACGATTCCATTCTTGTAAACAGAACTCGCAGCCAAATAAATGGTGCTTTTCTCCAATGGAGGCATGACTGGAGCAAATCCATTGCATTGAACGGTGCATTCTCCCGGCGGTCCCGGCGCTCCCGGACCGCCCGGATTTCCGGGATTGCCCGGATTTCCCGCTGGGCCCGGACTTCCTCCACCACCGGGACTGCCCGGATTTCCCGCTGCGCCATTGCAAACTTGCACACCAAAAGTCTCACCGCCGCAAATGTCTCCTGTATAACCAAAGATGTATGTTGTGCAAAGACCGCTTACTACAGAACTCTTAACTTCGATGCTACAACCTTTCGGTCCTCTTGGACCGATTTCGATTCCTGGTCCTTGGAATTGACGATGGCGAATGATCCAGTTAGTGGTTACATATGGCGGCATCAATGAAATTGCTTCATTGTCTGCTGTGAAGGATGCGGTAAGTGCAGTAGTATCGCCCGGTGCAACATTCTTGACATCAGCAATTACTGCAAATCTTCCGCTGCCATTATCTGCTGCCGCCGCATATACGATATTATCGTGATCGGGAATCTCATTGGCTGTCAACAAATGGCTTTCGTCACCGCCGATTTGACCACGCTTCATCTCGGTAAGACCGGTCGAATATCCTGCTCCAAATGCTGTTCTTGCCCTCATGTCGGGGATGAAGAACCGTTCGGATGTGCATCCCGGTTCCTCTCCTGCGGTCAGAGATTGAATCGTAACCAACGATGATTCGCTGATTGCAGAGAAGTTCACCGCTGCTGTGGCTCCTGTATAAGCCTGCTTGAATGTGAATCTTACGCTTGTTGCATCCGCTGCTGTCAGAGTTCCAATCGCAATGTCATTCGTTCCGCCCCAACCAATGATGTAATCCTTGTATGTGTCATTGTCTTTTGCAGCAAAGAGTCCATGAGCCGTATTTCCACCAAATTCGTGGTGTCCACCATTGGCAAGAGAAATGATGATGTCTTTTGTTGGATTTCCTGCTGGACCAGTAATGTCGAATGCGATGCCCGTGATCTTGTATTGATCACCAATTACTTGATACAAATGGGAATAATCTTCACCATCTTCGGTTGTGGTATTTTTCAGTACAGCAGAACCATCGCAAATTCTCCAAGTAACAGGAATTGAAGAAACGCTTCCTGCCCAAGGAACCATTGAACCGACAGGAGTGAACAGCGAAGCCGATGAAGCAGCCTGTGGCAAACTGTTAATGACGATTCCCTTGAGAGAATCCGTTGCGACAAGAACGGGCTGAATGTATGAAACCCCATCAAGGGGTCTTGTTGGGGACAATTCACCAACATTGTTCTTTGACAGGTAGTAGACATTCCCTGCGGTCAGGGATGTGGCACCATCATCGACATCGATGTTTGCAGCAAATTCAATTTCGCCTTGATAAACTACGACAATAGATTCTGCTGCTGC